TTGCGGTTTTTTTGACCTTTCTGTCCCCTTGGACAGACTTTTGCCAAAAAACAGCGAAATGAGAAACTGTCGTCCGCAGTTGAGTTGAGGGCCCTGTTATGGCGCAAGGTCCGCAAAAGTCTGTCCAGCGCGTCCAAGCACAAAAAAACGGCAACCCAGTGCCGTTTTTTTGGTGGACGCACCCCGAAAAGCGCCGCGTCCAAGTCCGTCCGCCGACCCCCCCCCCATGAGTCTAAGCCCATGGATTGTCACGCTTCTCGTTTTCGTCGTCCGGTTCGGGCTCGCTCGACGACCCAGCCGAACGCAGTTGAAGCCCCTGGTAGCGGCGCTCCCCGGACACCTTGCAATTCGGGTAGCCCCGGGCCTTGACTTCCGTCCCGAACGTGTTCTGGCCACCAGCCGATTCCCCTCGTCCCTCGCACCAGCCGCGATAGGATTTCCACAGGACGCCGGAAGAGATGCGCGCCATCGGGGCCCGCTCGCAGCATTCCTCGAGGAACTGTCCAACGCGGTCGGATTCCTCCCGGTATTCGGCGGTGGCCTCGAGGACTTCGGCCGGGGCGACGAGGCCCAGGCGTTGCCAATCGAGGGACCAGCGGACGATGCGGGCGAGGATGCCGGGGAGCTCTCGCAGCAGTCGCTCTTTCAGGGTGAGGTCCTCGCGGCCAACGAAGCTGACCCCGAAGGGGATGACCCGCATCCGGGCCCAGAGGGCAGGGTCGCCACCTCGAACCCGCGGCTTGTAGTTGGTCTGAAGGAACAGCTTCTGCGTCGGAGCGAACGAGAAAAATTCGCCTCCCATGAACCTCGCTCTGATGGTGTCGCCCCCGGTCAACTTTTTCAGCATTCCCTCGTTCAACTTGTCGCTGGGGCGAAGTTCGGCAGCGACGCCAAACCGCACGCCCAGAAGTTGCGCGAACATGTTGGGATGTGGGTCGTTGCGACTTTCGATAATCACGTCGTTCGGCAGCGCCGTCGCATACGGGCCCAGTGCGGCGAACGCAGCTTCCACCAGTGTCCCCTTGCCATTGCGCCCAGTCTGCCCCCACAGGACGGGAAAGACGTGCTCGCGAATGACGCCGCTGGCGGCGTAGCCGATGCATCGCCCCAGGTATTCGCGCGTGTCGACGTTGGGCAGGATCTGGGCGAGGAACGCCGTGAAGGTCGGGCATGTGGCGGCGGGGTCGAAGGCGACGGGCGTCATGCGCGTGCAAAGATCCTCGCGACGGTGGGGCTGCAGTGTCCCCGTGCGTAGGTCGATGGTGCCGTTGGAGCAGTTCAGCAACCAGGGGTCAGTATCGAGGTCGGCGGCTGCGACGCTGATCCCGGGCTCGCTCGCGGCAAGGGTCAGCATTGCGGCGCGGCGACTGGCTGCCTCCGACTTCTCTGCATGCCGGCGAAGCTCGACACGGCGCACAGCGTCGGGCTCGGCTGCCATGTCCACGCGCCACGAACGCGCGACGGCTTTGGTCGCGTTCAACGCCGCGGCGTCGTGCCCGCGCTCCCAGTGCGACCCTGCCCAGTGCAACCAACAACCGTCGTCAGCGAGCCAACGAAAGTCGGCCCCATGCATCCGGACCCATCGTTCGGCGTTGCCGCTGTCGGTCAGATAGTCGGCCTGACCGGCGCCTGGGGGTGGGGCTGGGGTGACGACTTTGGTGACCTCGACTTTGCGGGCCTCGAGGATCAACCCTTGCAGGCCTTCACGAGTCCCCCCAGCCTGGACCCAGTCGGCGGCGTCGGCCCCTTTCTGGTTCGCGTTCGTCGCGATGGTCACAACCTCCCCAGCTACGCCCTGCAGCACGCTGGCGATCCGCCCCATCGCAGCCCTGCCCACATCGTCATTGTCGGGCCACAGGGCAACGTGGGAGCCCCTGAAGTGTTCGGCGAACGCCGGCGTCCACGTCGAACGTTCCTCCCCGCCGACTGCCCCCGTTCCCCCCGCCCAAGTGGTGGCCACGATGCCCAGGCTGGCGACGGCGTCGGCGGCTTTCTCGCCTTCGGTGAGGACGATGAACGCCCCAGTCCCCCGGGCCTCGACAAGTTGGGGGAGACGGTAGGGGATCTGGGCTGGGCTCTTGCCCCCGTGGCCGTCGGCCAGATGCTGGCTGTAGGACTTGCGCTTGCCGTTCGCCTTGCCATCGCGCCCACGACCGGGCTCCCAGCGTTTGACGCTGTAAGCCCGCTGCCCCTTGTCGTCGAGGTAGACCCATTCGGCGACGACGCGCGGGACTTCGGCGGCTGCCTCGACAAGAGGGACGCCGGCGATGGTGGAGAGTTCTTGGATCGCCTCGAGGAAAGTCCCGCCCCGCTGGCGTTCAATCATCGTCAGGGCGTCCCCGCCGACCCCGCACGCGCGACACAGGAACACGCCTTTGTCGTCGTCGATGTCGAGGGATGGGTTTGTGTCCTTGTGGAAACAACAGACTGCGGACCAGTGGGGCCCGTGTTCGTGTTTGACTTTGCTGCAGAATACGCGCGCGACGGTCGACATCAACGACGCTGCTTTGACGTCGTCGATAGACTGCTGGGTGTATTTCACGGGGCTGCCTCTGGACGTGTGCGCGTTCGGTTCGTGGGCGATGCGCGCGGGTTGATCGTGGTTCGTGGGGGCTGATAGATGGCCGAGAAACAACCGGGCGGCAATGACGCCGCCCGGTTGTCGCCCTGTGGCGTTGCGTTGCGCTATTCGTGTTTCGTGTCCTTCGTCAGTCCTGGGCGGCGGCGAAGTTCGTCGGCCTTCTCGCACAGTCGTCGACGATATTCGATGTTCCTCTTTCGCACAGCTTCGGGCCGGTTGTGCTTGGTTTCCTTTTGCGGCGGCATCTCGACGACGGGGAGCAGTTCCTCGTCGAGGTTGCGCACGGGAAGTTGCGCACGGAGTGGTCCGTCGTCATCCCACACAAGCGCCCAGCGTGGTCCGTTCGTCGTCGTGGTGGTCATGGTTCTCCTGCTTCGGTGCGCGGGGCTTCCCCGTGTACCTGGTGATAGAGGTCCGCGGCTGCGACCTCGAGGTCAACGCGGTTGATCAGGGCGCAGTGCCTCCCGTTGGCGATGAGTTCGACCCACCAGCGCCCCCGCTCGCACAGCACGCTGCGTGCGGTCAGCGTCGTTGGTCTGCGCTTGGCGCGCAGTTCGTGGGCGTTGAAGGTGACGACAAGTTGCGTCGGCAGGACGCCCCCGCCGATGGTGAGTTGCTCAGCCATCGTTCACCTCGGTGGCCGGGAGGGATGGCTGCGCGGCGGCGGCGATGCGCGCGTCGTTGTCGACGAGACGCTGGGCCTCGAGGAGCGTAATGACTTTGGACCCCCGTGGTTTGTGCGTCTCTGCGTGTTCCGCCATGTCGTAGTGCCCTGCCGCGGACAACAGCCGGCCCCAGGCGGTGTGAGACCCAGTGACAACGTCGAAGAACCAGCGCCGACCGTTGGCATCGTTGCGCATGATCACCCAGGGCCCAGCGAGGGCTGCGGGTTCGTCGTTGGGCCCAGTCGCGTTCGCCTTGCGCGCCTTCACCTTTTCAGCGCGCGTTGTGAGGTTGCTCGCCAGCCACGCGGGGATGGCCCGACGCTCGACGGTGGCCGCCATCCCGCCGGCCTCACAAGCGGCCTCAATGGCACTGATCTGCTCCTCGAGTTGATCAGCGTCGGTCAGCGCCATGGCCAGCGCCTTCGCACCTTCGCCTTGGTGGCCGTCGAGGATCTGCCTTGCGACGTCCTCGACGACCTCGGTGACGATGCGCAGGGCGCCGATGGGGTTTGACAGTCGCGCGAGCTTGGCGCTGGGGCGGTTGATGGGAGCGACGGCGGCGACGAGGCCGTCGACGGCTGTCTGCAGGTCCTGAGCAAGACCCGCCGCAGCATCGGCCTCGGCAGCGGCGTTGTCGGCCGCGGCTTGAATTGCTCTGTCTCGCGCTGCCTGGGCCTCGGCTGCGATGACCCGGCCGTTGCGCACCGCGTCGGTGAGCATGGCCAGATCTGCGAGGATGGCATGCAGGCTGTCGACGACCTGCACCTCGTCGCCGTCGTCGACGAGCAGGGCACCAATGGCGGGGTTGTCCTGCCCGGCCTCGGCCAGCAGCTCCCTGATGTCGTCGAGGCCGACGGTCATGTCGACAACGTCGGTTGCCTCATCGACCCCCTGGAGGATGATGTCGGCAGCGTGCCCGATGCGCCGGAAGTCCTCGGCCATATCGGCTTTGAGCGCGGCAATCTGCCGGTCCACCTCGGCGTCACCCTCACGACCAACGGTAGCGGCGGCAAAGATTCGGCGGTTTGCTTCGTCGACGTCGGCTTGCAGTTGCTCTGCCTTTTTCTTGAGCAGGTCCACCTGGTGGTCGTGGCGGCTGGCGGCTGCGACGGCGAGGCGTTCAAGCTCGACGAGCCCGACGCGAATGGAGTGGGCTTTGTCTTCAATGCGTTGTCGGTCGTTGTCGTGGGTCATGATGGTTGCTCCTGGTGGTCGTGGAAGGGTGCCCCGTTACGCTGGGGCCACGCGTTGCGGGGTCAGTCTTTTTTGGCGTCGTTGGCTGCCGTGGCGACTTGGTCGGCAGCGTCGGGGATGATGACTGCGATTCGCTGGACCATGTCAGCGTGCTTGGCCACGACGGCGTCGACGTCGTCGGCGCCAGCGATGTCGAGGAGAATCGTCCCCAGCGTCGCCTGCGCCTTCGCCAGTTTCTCCTCCGCCGTCGCCGTTTTCTTCGCCGGGGCTGGGGCCTTCGCCGTCGTCGTCAGCGGCTGGACAACGTAGGGCTTGCGTGACTGCTTTGACGCCGTGAGCGACATCGTGACAGCGCGGGGGATCTCGCTCATATGCGAGATGCGAATGCCGCCGACAGCAGCCCCACCGAACACGACGCTGTCGTCGCGAAACAGCGTCATGGATCGGCCAGCGTAGGCGCCCCCATCGCGCCCCCAGCAGTGGACGAGGACGCGGCGCATCGACTTGCACGGCAGATAGGGCTTGCCGCCGTCGCCGTCGAAGTGAATGGCAATGGGCTGGTCACCCTGTCCCGTCGACGCGCGGGCTTTCACGCTGGTGACGACGATGGTGCGGGGCCCGACGATCAAATCGTCGGCGTTGAGTTGGTCGCTCTTGGGGGCGATGGTTGCCCCGAGGTCTACACTGGTCATGGTTGTTCCTGGTGGTCGTGGTGGTCAGACGTTGATCGTGTCGTCACGTCGTTCGGTCGGGATCAGGCGATAGTCTGGGTCACTCATTCGCTCGACGATTCTGGCATACTCCTCGTTCAGTTTGTCGTGAAACTTTGACGCAGCCGCAATGATGGCGCCTTGAACTTCCTCGTCGGGAAACACTCGTTTCGTAAACATCGGAAGGCCTGCTGAGAACGACACGAAGTCACACCACTTCCGTTCACTTACCAGCAGCCCCGTTTGCACTTGCAACAGGAAATCTTCGGGCATCTGCGCGGCAAGTATCGTGCGGACTTGCTCGCGTTGAATGCGGGACTTGACCTCGACAAACCCGTTGTCCCCGACAAGGAGGTCAGGCGAGAACCCCAGCACGAACCCCCATCGGTCGTTGGTGATGAGCCCGACACGGTGCCCTGGTTCATAGGCGTCTTCGTAAATGTTCAGGGCCTCGCCCTCGTCAGCCTCCCCACGCAGCATATGTTCGCCGACGTAGGTTGGTTCGACGTACTGCGTGACCCGCTGGGCCAGCAGTTCGTAAAGGTGCGCGCGGGACTTGTCGTTGTCGGCGCTCTTCAACTTCGCCGGGGTGATGATGCGCGACATCTCGCTGGCGGTCAGCAGCCCGCAACGAGCTTGCAGCCATTCGGGGCTGCCCTGGATCAGTTCCTTGTGAATCGTGACGGTCATACGGTTATCTCCGATGCGATGCGCTTGAGGAAGTCGGCGATGGATTCGAGGGCGAGCGTCTGCCGTTCGTGCTGGCGTTCGCTCTCTGTCTCGTTCGACGGTGGCGGCGACCTCGACGGCGCTGGTCCCGTCACTCCCTCCCACGAACCGACGCCCAGCCCCCGTGCGTGGCGCTGGTGCTGCAGTTCCTGGGCTGCAGCCTGTTTCGCGACGACGTCGATGACGCCCCAGAGGTTGTCGACGATGTCGTGGGCAGTGCGCTCGAGCTCGGCGCTGGACACCAGCGCGGCGCTGGACAGCACGGCGTGTGCAAGGTTGCGGTCCAGGGTCATGGCGCATCCTCGGGCTGCGAGGCGGTTGCCGGTGTTGCCGTGGGGGGTGCTGTCACGCCAGCGCTGCAGTTCTTCGACGTTGACGGCGATGTCCCTCCCGTCGCGTGTGTGTGGGGCACCTTGCCGGCACCATCGCTTGATGGATGATGGGGACGTGCGCAGCGCAACGGCTGCGTCCGTCGTCGACGTTGCGCGCAGTGGCGGGGTCGGTTCTTCGTTTTTCTTGCGGGCCATGGTTTTCCTCGTGTTCTTGGCATCCATCATCGGGACAGTCCACCGTGTCGGTGTGCCTGACTGTCGACGGGGGAGGCGCCAAGACCGCCCCCGTTTCGGTTGTTGCCCCGGCGACGGAATGTCGTCGGGCAACCGCTCCCCCGTCGCGTCGAAGTCGACGGGGGAAATCGTGAATTCTAGCGGCGGGCCCCGGCTTGCCGGTTGCTCACCCAAGCCCGCAGGCCGGACTCTGACAGCCACCCCGATGAGAGTTCGGGGTCCGCAGCGCCGGCGGCCAGTATGCGCATGATTTCGCGTTCAATGCGAGCGATTCCATCCTCAGCCGTCACGTCGACGCCGTCGACAAGGGCCCCAGGCCCGATGAATCCGACGGCGTCGACGATGGCGCCCAGGCCGGCAAGGAGGTCCCGCCGGCGGCTGTCGATGGTGTGTCGCGCAGCCAGCAGCCCGTCGTGCCAAATTTCGGCGTCGAGGGTGTGGGGCAGGACCAGGGCGCCGTCGAGGAGAGCGAGCGCTGCCCTGTTGGCGGCGCCGACGGGAGGTGACTGCAGGTAGAGCCTGCAGCGGTCAATCGCCCGAATCGCCCCCGCGGGCGTCGCCCACGTCGTCGCAGCCCATCCGGGGCCCACGACGCTGGGGGAGGAGCGGTCGATCCGCAGAAGACCGCGTTCGCTGCGGATCGAGAACCCGGTTGGGGGGTCTCCCCCGTTGATGCGTGCGTTCATGGCTGCTCCTTTGCGGCGGCGAATGCGACCGCGAAAGTGGCGGCGTCGACGACGACGGCACCGTTGACGATGACAGTCCAGCCCCTGCGCCCATGGCGCTGCAGGGTGATCACGCGTCCGCCAGATAGTCGGCAATTTCGTCGGCGTGGTCGCCCTCGAACGCCTCGAGGACGGCGGGGTTGCCGCGCACCCAGGACAGGAGGTCGTCGAGGGTCATGCCATCGAGGACGGCGTCGAGGGCGCTGCCGTCGTCGTCGAGGGCGCGACGGGCGGCGGGGTCAGGCAGCAGTGCGTCGAAATCGGGCAGGTCGTGGGGCATGGGTGTCCTCGTCGTGGTGGTCTGACGACAAACCCCGGGCTTGCCGGGGCTGCTGGTCAGGTTGGGGGGGAGGGTCAGGCGTGGTGGCTGTAGTCGCCGAGGTCCTCGGCCATCTGCTCGGCCTCCTCGCGGCTGATGCGACCGACGGGGCGGGCCTCCTCGCGGAGGCTGCTCTCGATGTCACGGATAGCCATGGCCTGCATGGCCACCTCGGCAGGCGTCATCGGAGCGGCGACGGCGGCGCGCATCTTTGCGTCACAGTGGGCGTCATATGCAGCGCGGTCTTCGCGCGAGAGACGGCCATACCATGCCGACTGAGCCGCCCGATTTCGGGCGTCAAGCGCCTTGCTTGGCTTCTTG